GTCTCTGCCTTCCTTCCAGTGTAGCAGAAAGAATTGCTTCCTCTGAACCAAGTTCCATTGTAGGATCACGACCATCTTGCAGGCGAAGTTGTAAATTTAATAATGCTCTCAATGCAATTACTTTAGCCCATCTATCAGGACAATCTATCACAGTAGTGGTAGTAGATAACCTTGTAGCAGAGGGAACCCAAGTAACTTCAATCGCATCAGTTGCTGCTTGCGTTGGGGGAGGTACAAGTTGCACTGCATTTGCTTCTATATAATAATAGAATTGGTCATTTCTAGTAGCAGTCATACTACCATCTTCAAAGTAATACTTTTCTGTTTTAGCACTCAATGGAACAACTGGTTGTCTGTCTCCATCACTTTGTATTACCTCGACCAAATCAATTTTTTTGAATGTTGATGTTACAGCAGGATTTAGATCACGACTATCTGCTACTAAACTTGCTGTATGTATTTCTTCAAAATACCCTTCATCAGACGCTACAATTATATCATAATAATGCTCATGTGCTGCATTTACAGCCCTTAATATTTGAGCATCACTCAATGTAGCTGTGGCACTATCTGTATCTGTTAATGTTCTCACTTCAGTAATAATTGTAGTCGCAGTAGTTGCCATTAGGTTTTCACCTTTTTCTTTTTATTTTTAAAATCTATACCCACTCGATAATTGGTAGGATTCCAAACGTGCCATCCTCTTTTATTCTGATATTCCCAATCATCCATTTGTTTTCTCAATGCACCATCATTTTCCAGTGCAATATCTTTATACATTTCTTTCTGTTGTTTTGATCTGCGTCTTTCTTCTTCGTATTCTTCCTTCTCTGCCGCTAACCAAATATCGTCTGGCCTTGCGTGTCTCCAGTTATCCCATTCCTTTAACTGAAGTATCAATCCGTAGTCTAACGACCTAAACTCTCCGTTATCGCCTTCCCAAAAACAAATATGCCATCTGTCTATGGGTTTTGGTTCGTACAACTTAATGGGTATTCCACGATCATAAAACGTAGCTATGTGAGTAAATCTCTTACGTTCCGATGGTCGAAGAAAGTGCCTTCGGTAAAAAACTTCCCAACGACACTTCCTTCCATTCCATTGGACCGATAAGTTTTCATCTAATCGTTTTAGTTCGTTTAGAATATACCTATCAGGGTTCATTTATTTCCCATCATCTTTAGGTGAATCATCATACTCGATACGAATGTACCCTTGTATAAAGTTCACTGTAGAAGTGGCGGTGAAATTACTGTTAATCAGTAATGTTGTTCCTGCACTTACTAACATACCACCTTTATTACCAGTAACAATAGAAGTGTTTAGCGTAGCGGTAGAGATAGCACCAACTGTTGTTCCTGAGTTGAAACTAATTCCACCAGAGGCCAATAGACTTGTTGTTGTGGCAGATGCTATGGAAGAAGAATTAGCACGATAGAAGTTTAATGTAACCGAACCAGAGTTTCCAGCACCACCAGAAATCCCTGCCAAAGCTACAATTTCTTTTACCCTTCCGTTATGAGGAACAGGTATATATAGATTTGTATCGGCTAACGCTGTGCCTGAACCATAATCTTCAAATCCAAACCGAAGCATTTCACTTTTGGTTGGATTGTTTGCTGCAATATTTCTATTTTTAATTGCCATATTTGCTCTCCTCTGGAGCCATAGTTAACCCCAAAATCTCCCTACTGCCTGTCTCCCCATGTGGGTTATTATTATTTTAACCAGTGTAGCAGGGAGAAATTGGATACTAAGAGGTTAAAGTGTTGCTTGAATGTCAGTTATCCTGAAATTCTTATTCGGTGCATCTGTACCAAAGTTACCGAACATTCTCATAAATCCTTCAAATGAGTCTATGTTGCTAACTCTGCTTAATACTGATCCATCTTCATCTGCCCATTCAAAATCTGATATCTTATATAGATGCCAGGAAGGTGCATTAATTCCGAATACAGTATTGAAAGGTGCATCAACTTCAAATCGGAACTCTGCTCCGTTGAAGTCTAAGACTTTATGTCCACCTTTCAGTGTTTGTGCAGTGAATCGCACATCTGGTGTAAGAAGGTCTAAATACTCACGTCTCACACTGTAGTGAGATATAAGGTGAGTAGTAGTGTCATCTTCACCAGAAGCCTCTGAAGCAGCATCCCATGCTTGTTGCAATAGGTTTAGCGTAAGAGGTCTGTTAGTTCCACTATTCCCAAGAATATTGGCTCTCCACGATTTGTTACTGTAGGCATCACGACTCACTCCAGAATATGTTCCAGAAGAATCAATACCATCATTAACACCATTGAAATCGTTAAAAGCACAACCTGTCAATGTCATAATCGTTCCTGATACGACAGTAACAGTTGCTGAGAATGTAATAGTGGAAGACCCACTTGCTCCGACAGTAGCGGAAACTACTGTTGCAGAAGTGAAGTCAGTAGATACAGAAGATGTCTCTGTGGCAGCACCTGAAGCACTTAATCCATCTAGTATCATACCAGCTTGAATAAAGCGAAGTGGGCTTCCGACATTTACTGTAGAAGAAGTTACATTGACAGTTGTGGTATTGACCGAAGATTGGTCAGAAGCAACTGTAGATAAATCTCCACGACTACCAAAATAAAGCATTCTATTAAAATACTTACGACTGTTACGAGTCATTCTATCCATTTCCTCGGACATAGCTTCAGCAAATGCTGCTCTATCTCCTTGAGACTGTTTCATAGCCTGTGCGGAAACTTCAATGCGACCATACCAATATTTTGGCGATACTGTGGCTGTTACATAGACTTCGTTTTGTGCAGTAGGTAAAGTTCCTCGTTCTGATCTAGTACCTACACCAAAGTTCCTGCCAACGTGCACAGGATAAACAAGTCTTCTACCACCAACACGCTCTGAAGCTGCGTTAGCAATATCAAACATTGTTACTTTTTCATTTAGTGTATCTCGTACTTTTCCTAGAAACCAGTCCTTCAACACCGCATCAAATGTGGTAGTTGTTGCTGGCATAGCTTACTCCTTACTCTCCTTGCTCCATTTGATCCATATATGCTTTTAAATCAGCTACATGGTCTGCACTAGAAAAGTTTGTATATTTCTTTTCTTCGCTGGAAGGAATCGGTGCTCCTGATCCTCCTCCAGATGCAGGGGGCAAACTAGAGTTCTGTTTAAGTTTATTAGTGTGTTCTGATATAATTTGCTGTTTATATGAGTTTACATAACTTGCTCTCTCATTTACAGCAGTTTCCATTGGTGTTCCCAGGGCCACTTTAGCGTAAATCGTATCCCAATCACCAGATTGTAAGTCTGGATGCTGTTTAGCGAACTCTGCTTTCTTTGTTTCCCAAGCAGATTGGGCTACCTGATTTTTTAATTGAGAGGTATCCTGTTGCACCTGTCGTTGCACGTTAGCCACTTGATCTTGTAACTTCTGAATCGAAGCAGCATATGGGTCTAATTCCTCAAGTTCCCTATACTTATCCTCTTGCGATTGTTGCTGTTGCTGATAAGCAAGTTGTTGAGCTCTAGCATCAGCCTGCTGATTGACCCAATCGTCTAGGCCTTGCTTTTGTTGCTTTAAGTTCTCCATCTCCTGAGAATAATGATAACCTTTCTGTAATAGTTCCGTTGTTCTAGGGTCATTAATGTCCCAGTCTACCTCTTTTCCACTTACCTTTAACTTTAAAGAGTTCGGATCACTTGTATCGGCAGGTATTTCACCGATGTTCTGATCTCCTACATCTTGGAATTGTTCCTCTTGAGGAGTTCCCATATCTGTGGTTTGATCTTGTTCTGCCATGTTGCTCTCCTAATATAGTTAGTTTCCGCTACGTCTAAATTGGGCGTAGATAGTTCCTGCTCCAACTAAACCATGAACAGCAATATCGGCAGTTGAAACAATGTTAAGGTCTTTCAAATCTATAGTAGTTGCTGTGTTTAGCATTAATGTAGGCAATATCGCAGTACCACCCACACTAAGTTGTACCTGTGCTGCTGTTGCTGTTGCAGAAATAATCACTCTATCTAAAATAGTTTGATGTATTCTTTGTTTCGGATTTGGACCATTTACATTGGTTACAGTCGAAGATATAAATATTGCTGTCGCTGTAGGTACTGTAATTGGACCAGTTGAATAGCTATGATACCAAGTTCCATGTTTATCTGGCATTACATTGGGCCTCCTTGCTGTATTCCCTCGTCAGGGGTAGCAAACTGATCGTCTTGAACTTCTTCTTGGATGGCCCCACCTTGCTGTTGGCCTCCCATTTGAGCAGCCATAGCTTGAGCATTTGCTGCTTGGATTTGTTCAGTTAAAAATGCACCATGCTGTTGCAGGTGTTGTTCGTACATTTGGTCTATTTGTGGTTGTTGTTTAATTAATTCAATATATTCTGGAGCTTTACGTCTTCGATTATGTATCTTAACGTGTAGCTGGTGATCTTGATATCGTTTTGCTATAGGCATAGCACCATTAACCATTTCTCTATTTTCTGTTTCTGCCTGTGCTTCATCAAGTGCTTGTTCAGAGAATACATCTTGTGTTTGTCCAAACTCTAGTAACTCCATAACTGTACGCCAATCGGTTCTACCAGTTTCAGGATTAATAAATGCACCTCTTTGTTCCATATCGAGTATTTCTGCTTTCCTTGCAACTAAACTAAATGGAGCACCTAATGTTCCTGCAACTACAACTTGTGTATTTCCTCGAAGCATATCTCCAGTAAAGTTATCTACGACATCTACTTCGTTATTTTTTCCAATGATACGAATCTTTTGAGGAACTACCATTCTTTCCGAAGCTATTAATAAAGCTAAATTTGCTACCCTAGCGTCTGCTTCTGCTATATCTATCGCTGTAGTTCCTATTTGTGTGGTATCTGATTCTTGTAGTAATTGAATAGCGACACCACTTCTTGCACCAGAAGGTAAAGCACCTCTCGATACTTCTCTAACCCCTGATTGCTCCATCATATTTTCTCTGTGTTGCTTTAACACATTAAACAAAGTAGGTTGCGGAGGGTGTATATTTGCCATGTGTGGCATTTGTCCACCAATAGGAATTGCTTCCACTACTTCATCGGCAGAGGAATCTAGGTTTGATTCTTTGAGATGTGCACCTCTAGGTACAATCCATTTACCTTTAAATAACGAATGATGTTCTAATATAATAGATAATGCCTTATTGTATGCTTTCTGATCTGGTATCTGATCTTCTAAAGAACTTCTTCCCCATAAACGGAAAGGAACATCAATCTCTCTATAATGTACAAGAGGTAGAGGCCTATCGCCATTATTATCTTTTGGTGTGGGATTGTCTCCCATAAACAACATTATATTATTTGCACATATAATCATTCTTCCATCAGGAAACTCTGGAGTAGATTTTTGCCAATACCTTTTTACTACTGCCCCTTTTTCAGAGGGTTCTCCACTTGCTCCTTGTGGGTTAATTTGTGATGTGGTTGGAGATACAAGTCCATCTAAAAACTTTTCAAACGTAGATGCTGTATCTCTATATTCTGGTGTTACATATTTTCCTTTATCTGGAAACTGTCTTCTAATTTCTTCCAAAGACAACCACTCTCCGACTATAGCGGAATCGCATTCATCTAACTCTGTTCCACTTCCTATAGGAATGACAGAAAAAGGAGATAAAGTTTTAATAGATAACTTTCCAGTTCTATATTGTTCTACTCCCACTACTTGTTGTTTGGCTTGCATTATAGGCTCTCCCATTTCGTTCATCATGGGATTACCCATTTCATCTACTTGTTCTACTTCAGTAGTTTCTTCTTTAACACTAGATAACATTTCACCAGAATTAGGATTCCATTCTGTTAACAAGAAACCATTTCCACAAGATAAGACCCAACCAACCAATCTTCTCTTTAATTGTTTCCAATGCACGTCATTTTTGATATGAAACCATACCTTTTGGGCTAAACGTGCAGCATCTACATCTTCTTGTTCGTTAGAATTAGGTAAAACACTTATAGCTGCATTACCACTAGACAATTTAGATAAGTTAATTCTGTAGGCAGACATCATTAAATTAGATGTCATTCTAACTTGTCTTCTCCTAGAAGGAGGTAGCCATAATCTATTTCTTGATGGATGCCATACTAAATGCTGAAATCCAAGTAAATATGCAGTATTTAGAAACCATTGTCGGTGATAGGGTTGCATACGATTTATACCCTTTTCCCATTCCTCTTGCACCATCGCCATCGCACCAGTTTCTGTTTTGGTGTGATCTATTTCGTCTTGCAACTCTCTAGGAGTAGTTGGATCAAGCGTGATTTTATCCTCTGCCATCTACATCACCTTTATTTGTACTATATTCAGACATTAAGTTAGGAGGTAAATCCTCTCCCAACGCCTGTAAATAAATAGAAGTTTCGTTTTCTGAAGCTGTAAATCCATTTCCATTGTTAGTTTCAGAATAGTCTAAGTTTTGATTGGCAGAATATTCTCCATAATCCCTAGACATAATCCTATCTAACAATTCTTTCTCTACAGCGAAATGTCTTTCCTTGTCTTTAGTCCTCTCTCTTTCTTTTAAAATAAGAAGACAAAGACAAACAAAGCCAAAAGACGCAGAAAATATTATCTCTATCAAGTTAATCCTCCCAAATAAGGATCATACACTTCTTCCTCATCTCGATATTTCTTTGGATACTTCACTTTCTGTTCCTTGGTCATGCTATCCCATATCTCTGCACCATCTGGTCCAGCAGGGTGTGTCTGTATTAAATAC